TGACAAACGATCCATTAGGCGCCGTGCTTGGTAGCGTCATCGTCAGCGCCAAGCCGCCAGTGGTCACATGGACAGTCTGGTTCAGCAGCGCATTATCCGCCGTACCGCCACCCGTCAGCGTCCCCGTAGCCCATGCGGCATGGCTCCCCGTCATGGAGACAGAGCAGGCGATGGAGTTGCCCCCCGCACCCGCCGCCTTGGCCCTGACGTTAATCTGGTTGCCGCCCCACTCGCTCTCGACCTGCGAATTTACCGCCGTGCCGGTGCCGTAAATGGCCCCTGCACCAGCTCCCTTGTACGTCGTGCCCATGATGGCGGCGTTGAGGAAGGCAATCTGGAGATAGCCGTACTCCGCCGTCATGGTAGGGTAGGCGGCAACCAGGGTCGCGTCGGGAATCTTGATCTGGTTGGCGCCAGAAAGCGTCGTCTTCCAAGTGTAGGTCCGCGATCCAATCGTGATCGTGTCGTTGTTCGCGAACACATAGGGAGGCGGCAGCGCGTCCTCGTCGAGCGGGTCTGGACCCTCTCGTGTGATGGTCAGCGCGTTGGACGCCTTCAGGCTCAGGTCCGTCGTGGCCGAGACGGCAAGCACCTTCTGCACCGTCTCGCGCGGGTCGATCAGGGCGTTGCCCATGCCGAAGCCGTTGTCCACCAAGGCAGCCGTTGCGTCCCACGTCGCCACCTTTGTCGGATCGGCCCAGACCTGATTGTCAGACGACAGGCCGAAAGACTCAGCCAAGCGGGTTGACCCGGTGACTTCCGCAAACTCCAGCACACAGTCTGAGGCGTTGCCGCCATCTTCCTGGTCGTCCGACAGCTTGAAGAGCAGCGCGTTTCGATTGTTCGTGTCGGTGTATTTCGTCGGCCCGCTGTAGACCTTGCTCGATGACCGGACCCGGAAGCTGTATTCATCGTCAGCCGCCTTGGCGCAGACCAGTTCACAGCCCTGAAGGAACCGAACCCCGTCGCTGTTATCGACGGCCCAGCCCCTCATCTCGTCTTCATTTTCGCGCTGCTGGACGTAGATCGCACCCGAGAACACGAAGCCCGGCGAGTTGGACACTAACACCGCGAACTTTTGCCCGGCGCCATTCACCGGGTCGGTCGTTTCATGGTGATCGGTCACGATCACAGCGCCGCCAAGGCCCGTGCAGCCCTCGACGATGGCCACGGCGCCATGAACCGAGCGGCAGTTGATAATGTCCCAGCTCAGGCCGAGACAGCCCTTGGACTTAAAGACCGAGCCGCCCTCGTAGCCATAGGCGTTTATCGTGCCGCAGTGGACGTTCCATGAATATTCATAGTCCGCCGTCTCGTTCCCCAGGTAGACAAGATGAGGCTGACCATGATTTACGCGCCAGCCGATCCATTCGGTTGAAATGTTATCTATGATGAAGTCGCGCTGCTTCTTGGCCAGGATGCCAAAGTCGAATTCGTCCAAGGTGATGTTGACCACCCGGTTATTTTCGGTCTGCATCGCCGCCGTAGCGGACCTGATCTCTGCGTCAGTATATGGCGGCGAGCCGTAATTGGCCGTCAGATAGGTTGCCGCCTTGACATCCTTGCCCTCAAGACAAACACCCGCGTGGAAGCCCGTGATGGTCAGGCCGTCAATCAGGATGTTGGAGGCGTCATAGGACGTGATGGCCGCTGCTCGGTCGGAGCCGCTCAGGGGGCCAAGGGGCGTGATCTGGCTGTGGTCGTTCGCCGCGTTCCATGCGTTCCTGAACGATTGCGTCGTCCAGTTGGCGATTGCATAGGCCGGATTGGCCGCGTTCCATGCCGTGGCCCAAGACGTATATTCCCCCGCCCGCCACGAAAAGTTTGGCCGCGTATAGTTGCCAGTCAGTTGGAAATTGCCCAGCAATGCCGCCCGGTCACCGGCCAGATTGAACACTTGCCGCGTTGGATTGTCGGAGCTAATCTCCACCAGGCCAAGCGCTTGCAGCGTCGTGTTGGCCGGAATGCTGATAGGCTCGCCAGCCTCCAGAAAGTTGGGGCTGTAGCTTCCCGGCGGGATGAAAACCGTTTCGCCAGCGTGAACCTGCAAAAAGGCGTTGATTGTTTCGACATCATCCAGAGTGGTCAATGTCGCAAAGGATGACGGGATGTCCGCCGATGACGCGCCGATGAACACCGTCGCCTGACCCGTGAGGTTCAACAGCGCGCCCGTGGACGACGATGTGAAACCCCGCGTCAGGGTCGATGGGTAGGTGTATGTCCCTACGCCAATTTCCCACGCCAAGCCGTCCTCAATGACGTAGCTAACCTGCGTGCTTGTCGGAACGCCCGCTTGAATGAACGTGCGATAGCCACCCACCGCCGCGCCCATCGCGAGCGAGCCGGTTCCCGTCGTGGCGGTTTCGACCCGCACCCTGTCAAAGAGAGCGGCCATCAGTTGGGCGCCACCGGCGAGCCAAGCGGCTTGTCAATTCGCACTCGACCATTCCGCCCATAGATGCGCTGGAAATGTTGCCGGCCTTCCGTAGCCTGTTGCGCCACCTCAGGCCGCAGTTCCGCGCCAAATTCTGAGGCAAGGGTATAGGCCAGCATCCAAGGCAGTCGCGCAATCAAATCCGCTTGGAAATAGGGCGTATCAGTCAAGTCCTGATCTTCCTCCAGCGTCCAGTTGGCCGTATCGACCCGGTAGAACCAGACGGCGTTATAGCCGTTCGTGTTCAGCACCTTGTTTGTTGCCGACCCTTCAATCAGCCGGCGATTGCGGGCCAGCGTCGTGTTGTAGGTGGCCAGCGCGTTGTTGCCGTCCGCCACCCCCACACGCGCCCCAGGACGCGGCGCATAGGGCAGGGTGATTGTCACCGCAGCAGTGCCCACCACATAGGTCCGCCCCGCTTGAGCGGTCCGGCTGACGCTTGTGGCTTGCGGCGTGACCCTTGGGCCGATGACGGTTCCGAACAGGCCCCGAACCATCTGGTTATAGGCCATCAGCGCGTCGTTAGCTTCGCGGTCCGATGGGTCAGAATTGGCGTCCGTCGAGCCGTTGAGCCTCATGGCCCGTTTGATGATGTCAAGAACCGTCATCACCACGCCTCCAAGGTATAAGAGCCCGGCCGATCAAAGGAACTCATGCGAACGTACATCTCGCGCGCCTTATCGTTCACGTCCCGCCCAATATTAGGATTGGCGCCCATCGTCCCGGCCATCCTGGCAGCAAGGTTGTAATAGACGCACTCGGCCCATTCCTGCGGAATATCTAGGTTCTGATCTACGTCAGTGACGTCCTCGGTGACGCGCGCCACATCGGCCCGAATGGTAATTTCCGTCGTCGGAACCGGCCAAACGGCCATTTGCGGATTGCCCCGCGTCTTGATGAACACAAATATCGTCGGATAGCCGGCTGCAATCTTGTTCGGCAGGGTCTGATAAGAACCCCGCTCCCAGCGATCTAGCCACCGCTCATAGGTCGTATTTTGGACGTAGCGCGCGGAAATGACGTCAATCACGTTAGGCGACAGGTCGCACTGCGCAGTGTTAGCCGGCCAAGTGATGTCAACCTCATCATCACGCCAAAGATTGCAGCCATCGGACTGCCAAGCCTTCAGCATGGACGACAGAAACCGAATGCCGCTATCGGCCTCGTCGGCTTCGATGTCATCCCCAGGAGCAATCACCCCGAGAAGCTGAAGCGCCGCCGACACATAGTCGCGAACCGTCAGAAGCGCCGTGATTTGCCCGGACGTTGCCATTAGACGTTAGCCCCCAGCTTCGTCATATACCGTTGCATGATGGCATAGAATTGCGCGTGCTGCGTGGCAGTCCAAGCGTTGCGGCCAAACATGCCCATAGCAAGGGTCGAGGCGCGGAACGCTGCGGGAGTGCCCGCATTGTTATAGGCGCCCATGAATAGGGCTATGTTAACCAGCGCAGAGCCGGGCGTGGTCAGTGCCGTTGTGACGCCTACAGCGCCGTTCTTGTAGCCCGTGCCGTTAGCTCCATCGGTCACGCCAATGGTCAGCCCCCGGCTGTCAGAAAGGCCCGTTGCAATGCTTACCGCCGCCGCGTTTAGCGAGGCTTGCGCCACAGTCGAGCTTCGCGGAACCAGCAATGCCGTTCTAGTGGCCGAAGTCAGTGCCCCCATAGCGCGCGCCGAGGCCGTGCCTACGTTGGTTCGCTCATAAGCTCCCAACATGAACGACGTGCCGGTTGCAGCTACGCAATCCGTAGAAGGAACAAACCCGGTGCTTATATAGTTTGTCAAACCATCAAAAGCGTAACCCCGATCAACGGTAAACGTCGGCAGGGTCACAACGGTAGTCTGCACCGACATTGATTTTCGGGCCTTCCAATCCACGAGAGCCGACGCTTCGTTCTCGGCTGTCAGGACCGGCAGGAAGTCCAGATCGGCCCAGACGCCGCCCGCTTTCAGTTCGCGGATGGTGTCAGAAACTAGCCGGCCGCGCGAAGCGCTGATATTGGCCTGACCCACGGTCGCAATCCATCGCGCCGCGTCCGGATCGAGATTTGCGCCCAAAATGGCGACGCGGGCTGCGAGCGATTGCATCAGTTGCGGATCACATTAACCGAGATGGTAAGGTCCGACGTGCTTCCAAGGGTCGGCGTCGAGCGAGCCACGAGAACCCCAAACAGGCTTGTTCCGGCCAAGGCGAAAGGCAGCGCGAGGTTTTGCGCCTGAGCAAACGAGGGCGTGCCCAGGTTGGTCCAATCGCTAATGTGAACCACGCCGCAAACCTTGTCAAAGTCGGCCGCGTTGACCGCCAGAGCAGCGTTATCAGTGAACGTCGATGCAGCCGGGTCGGCGTTGAACAGGATCAGGTCCATTGCGCCCGTTTGCGCGCTCTTGCAGTCGATGTTGACCGCTTGGACAAGGCCAGAGCCACCCGCCGCAAGGACCGACGCAGCAAACGTCATCTTGGTCCCGATTACGTCGCCGGTCGAATAGGCAGGCGAGGCCGATACCGTCGGGCTTTGCGAAATGACGCCGATATTGCCACCCACCGGCAGCGGGTTGGAGGCCGATACCGCAGCCCCCGCCACAGCGGGCGCCACATACATGGCCAGACCCTGCGTTCCGTCGCTCTTGAGCGCCGCCTTGCCCGTCGTGGTCACAAGGTCCCCGGCGAAGGGCAGGACTTGGGTATAGTTCAACAGGGCCATGAAGGCCTCCTAAAAGTCATCCGCCGTCACCTCGTTATCGCTGACAAATATGTCAGGCGGGCGAGGGCGCGGGTCACGAATGGGGACACCTTCCGGCCAAATCTTCGGAGGTGTAAGTTGGGCAGGGCGAGGGTCTAGACAGGGCTGGCAAACCATCAGGTTCGTCCATTCCTTGAATAGCGCCGTGTGGCGCACCTTGAAGGAGCACCTATCGCAAATCGCCCAGGGTTGGCCTGAAAGATACATAGGGTCAGGGGCCGGCGTTAACCGGCCCCCTTTCCTTACGCGCCGGCCGAACCGTACATGGAGCGCCAGTCGCCAGTGCCAGCAACGAAACGCTGCGTGGACTTGGCTTTGGCGTTTTCCGTATCGAAGTCGTTGTCCTGCTCAAGGCCAGGCTGACGACGCCAGTAGGAAACCATGCCGTTGGGGGCGTTGGTCTTGATGAAGAAAGCGTCCGTGTCGGTCAGGTAGTTGTTGACCGCACAGCCGCCGGGCAGGAGGCCCATCGACCGCATTGCGTTGATGTCGTTGTTTGCGGTGCCGGTCCGAAGTTGGGACTTCAGAATGCGTTCCGCGTTGAACATCTCGGCAGTCGGGACGATCAGCTTTTCGCCGCGCAGACCAATGCGGAGACCGCGATTGTTCTGAGCATTGGCGATCTGCACCAGCAGGCTTTCCAGCGAGGCTTCCGAGAGGTCGGCAGCCACCGCAATCAGGTTCGACTGGTTGCCCGAGCGGGTCGGATGCGAAGCCGAAAGCAGGGCCGCGCCGTCACCGATGGGATAGGAAGTCGAGAACGCGCGGTTAAGCACGTTCGCGTGGATGACCTCCTGGGTTTGACGCATGGAGAACGCCAGCGACTTGCTGCGCGTCTTGGAGACGGCGGCATACTGGTTGTCTTCCAGCTCTTCCCGAGTGACGATGTAGCCCAGGCCGGTGACAACGTGGGTCAGGGTCGTCTTGTAACCCTGGCCGTCGCTGTCGTAGCTGATCGACTGGCCTTCAGCTTTGACGGGAGCCAGACCAAAACCAGTGGTTTCGATCAGATACTCATAGGCCTTGTCGGAAGTGTCCATATCGAAAATCTCGCCCCATTGACGGGGAAGGCCCTGATAGGTCTTTCCGAACCAGACTTTCACACCGGGCCAAAGGGCGTCCGGGTGATTTGAGCGGGTGATTACAGCCATTGCTCAATCCTCCTTTACACGCCAGTCGAGCCGGCGGCGCCGGTTTCGGTGGGCAGATTGATCCGAACGAGAACCTTGGCGTTGGCGCCGATCTCGTTATCCGCACGCTGGACAAAACCCAGGATGCGCGCTTGCAGGGTGGCGCCGGTTCCCTTGGTCGAGGTGTCCAGAACGAAACCCGAGCGACGGGTGGCGGTGGAGCCAGACCCCGAGGCCAGATCGGCGTTCAGGCCGACATCCGTAGCAGCAAGAGCGCCGCCCACGGCATCTTCCTCGATCTCGTAGACGATTTCAGAGCCGGTCTCGACCAGGATATATTCCGCAGTCGAAGCCACACGATAGCCGTTCGCCACGATGGTCGGCGAAGGAACGAAACCGACGACAACGCCAGTAATGCGGTTGGTGGCGCCAGCGGTAGCGCGGGTGGCGGTGGGAACGCCGTCAGCATCGGCAGAGCCTGCGATGATGACCGGATCGCCGATGAACAGAGCCGTGCTGTCAGTGGCCGGCACGAAATACCGGGTCAACTGTCCAGCGTAAGGACTTCCGTTCCCCATCCGAACGGGCGTGAGGCCCGCAGGAGCAGAGGTGTTAGGCACTAAGCCTCCTTATGGGGAATAACCCCGTTTGATTGTGTTGCCCTTCGACGCGTAGCCCGCGTCTCCAAGCTCCGAGGATGGTGTTTGACCCGATAGCGCCAGCTTTTCAGTTTCGCCGATCAGATCGACCTTCGCCGCCTGGTCCTCGTCGTAGAACTGCTTCGGTTGACGACAGAGGTAGGCATAGAGAGGTTCGCCGGTGTCTTTCGTTCCTACCGGCTTAAAAAGCTTGACCTCTTCGGAGGTCTCAGGGTTGGCCGTGGTGCAGACGTCCCACTCACCGTCAACGGTCAGGTCATGGATGCGGTTGTCCACATCGTTAACCCACCGATAGGTATGGTCCGTATCTCCCCGAAACTCTGCCGGCAGCGCCAGCTTGTTCCGTTGCAGCCTGTCCAGGGTGCCAGCGTCCCGGTTTCTCCGCTCAGTGCGGACGGCGGTTTGTCTTGAGCGAGGAGCCATCTAGGCGTTATCCTTCCAATATTCTGCGGCGTACTCAGCTTCGGAGCACATGCCCTTCCTGACCAATTCTGCGGCGGCATTTCGAGCCGCTTGCGGAATGTCAGTCCAGCCCTTGGCCTTGGTCGGTGCGTGGCCTCGCGAGCCTGCCTGCACCAGTGGGGCCTTTGGCGATGTGCGAGCGGCAGTTTTCGCCGGCGCATCGTCAAACAGATCGGGCATCATCTCGCGGACCTTGGCCTTCGCAGCCTCGAATTGTTCCGCCTCGCTCTTGCCTTGCCGCGCCGCCAGTTCGGAGGCCGCAATGGCGATATTTCGGGCCATCAGGTCCGTCTCAAACCAGGGATTGTCGGCAACGAATTGCTGGACGCCTGACTTGTCAGTGTTTCGGACTTCCGCCAATTCCCGGGTCGCCTCGATCACGCCATCGGCGTCGTTGGCTTCCGTAAGTTCCCGAATGCGCCGCTCAATCTCCCTTTCGGAAGCTTTGCGTTCGCGTTCGATGATCTTTTCGGCAGTCCGTGCGGTGCGTTGCACCTGCTCTTTCAGAGAGCGGTTCTCGCGGGTTGTTTTCGCGATGTAGTCAGGGGCATCTACCCAGCCCGACTTGTCGCCTTTCCAATCCGCTTCAGGCTTCCAGCCCATCTGCCGAGCAACAGCCCTCAAGGCTTTGGTTTCGGCTTTGTCCTGCACCTCTGGCACGTCGTCCACATTATCCGCGACAATTTCCGTCGCGTCAATGTCAACGGGTTCTAGCTCTTCAGCCATCGTATCCCCTCTGGTTCGCCCTCATGGGCCGATCACGCGACGATGACCGCCGCTATGTCCTTGTCCTTGCAAAGCCGATACTCGCGCCCGTCGTCGCCCTTGATCAGGATTCCGGCGTATTTGCCGTAGATCACATGGTCGCCGCGTTTCGGGCGCCGGTCAGACGTGCCGGCAGGCCAGTCGTCGAAATTGAACGCCAGCGGGGATGCATCGACCAGAAGGCCGCGCACCTGGGCCAGTTCCTCGCTCTCTTTCGTCCGATCAGCGAGGATAATCCCGCCTTTGGTGACGCTCTCCATCTCCTCGGGGGCTATAATCACGTTGTATTCCACCGGATAGAAACCCGGCTTGCAGTCTTCCAGTTTCGGGATCATTCCCATTCTAGTCCTCGGGTTGCTCGCCATTCATGGCGCAAAAGTCTTCAAAGCTGCTCTGGCTCAAGGCCAGAAAGCTGTCCGCCCTGACCTTCAATTCCGTCAAGATCAAGGGGTCCGGGCTCTGGCCCTGGTCCCATGTCCCCTGGACCCATGCCAATTTCTGGGTTTCCGCCGCCGATTCCAGCGCCCGCATTACCCATTGCGTCATCGGGTGCGCCCGCCATCCCTCCCAGTCCTCTAGGGTCAAGCGTTTCTCCTGTGATCTGACCGGCTTTCGCCATGTTCAGGACCGCTTGCGTGTGGTCCTTTTCGGCTTGCGCCTTGTCCTTTTCGACAGCCTCGGCAGCGCCTGGTGGCGGCCCCTGCGGAGGCGCGGCGAGGAACTTGTCAACGTCGTCAATCTCCGCAGCCTCAAGAGCAAAGCGGAAAATCTCCGGACCGTTGGCGAAAGGCGCGGCCATGAATTGTTGAAGGAACGCCGCTTTAGCCAAGGCTTGCGAGCGAGTGACCACTGACGGGTCAGACACCGGCATGATGTCCTGACCGTCGCCCTCAAAATCCTTTTCCCAATTGGCCTTGGGATCATCCAGAACCCGCAGATAGTCCTCGGGCGAACCCCACCGCTTTTCGCACTCATAGACCTTGCGGAACTCGATACGCATTGACCGATAGATGCGCTTGTAGATGGCGGTAAACGACTGAAGCCCTTGCTCAATCAGGGCTAGCGTGGTCCCGACCGGCGCCGTAGCGGGGGCATCCCCCGTCAGCACATCCTTGATTGACGAGATGTCTTTTGCGGCCCCCAGGATCATGTCCAGCAGGCTAAACAGCACAGGGCTTGGCGAGGGGACGGGCCTGTCCCAGATGGCGTCCTTCGCCACGCCAGACGGCACGTTAACCGTCTTGTATTCCCCAGGTTTAAAACGGATCGTTGACGATTGCCCGGCGCCCTGAATGCGAAGGCCCGCCGTGACAAACCCGCCCCCGGCGACCTGGGCATGACCCGCGTCGAGTAGCTGGTTGATGGACGTGTTGATGACCGAGCCGAGGCTTTCCACCAGCTTGCCAAAGCCTAGCGCGTAGAAGCCGCCTTTCGGATCAGGCAGAAACGGGAAGTCAACAAACGGCATCCACCGTTGAACCGCGACCACTTCCCCCTCGACAAAGCCCACATCGGCCCGCGTGAAAGCCGCCTCGATCCTCAGGACCTGGTTGGTTTCCTTATCGACCGTGACGATATAGGGCTCCTCGGTCCCGTCCTCGTCCAGATCGTCCATACGATGCTGTTCAAGGATCAGACGCGACTTTTGTTCGTCCTCGTCGGTCCTATCAAGTTCCAGCGTCCGATAGACGCCCGCCCGCATCCGGGCTGCAATTTCATACGGATACAGGTCAAAGTCCTGCGTCACCCGAGGGCAGCGCTCAAGGCTCACCGTGCCTTTGGGAACAGTCAGCCGCTGCGGCGCCACATAGTCCGACCGCACCCCGTCAATTGGGTCGTAATAGACTTTCTTGAACCCCATGCCCGTCACCGGCATCTGGTTCAACATCGTGTCAACGTCGGTTTCCCATCCGACCATGCCATAGAACAGGCGATAGTTCAGATAGTCCCGCACCCTAGCGGCGCGATCCGCTTTCAGGCCTTCAGGATCGTCCCCAATGACCTTGACCCGTAGAGCCGTATCGCCCTTGACGATGGCCGGATATGCCCGCGCCGCGAATTGTTGAGCCGCCACGACGAGGATGGGATAGTTGACGTTAGAAGCGTTGTCGAAAGGGTATGTTTTTTCCGGCAGCGGGTCCTGAGCGGCAACAGCCAGCGCCTTTTCGGTCGAGGCTAGCCAATCGGCCCGGTCGGCGTTGTCGCGCTCCCAGTCCTGCACAACGCGATAGCCCAATTCGGTCAGTTCGTTTGCGTCCAGCAGGCCGGAAATGTCCCCTTCTGCGTCCGCAAATTCCAGCAGGCGCGACGTGAAGCGCTGGCCCTGGTCGTTCTCGACCATGCCGTCATCTTCCATCGCGGCTTCCATCTCTGGCATCTCGCCGGTTTCGTCGTCTTCCATCAATACCCCGTCACTCTGTCGCGGCCTTCCGGGGCCTGGTGGTCGTCGTAGTTGGCATGGGCCTCAGTCGTGGCCCGAGCCATGCCAGACATCACAAGATAGCGGAGGCAGTCCATCAGGTGGTCCCGCTCCTTGACAATCTTTCCGGCCTCATCGCGCCGATAAAGCCTGATCTCCGAAAGGAAGCTATTCAGCGTCCTAAACACCTTGAGCCGGCCAGAGACCAAGCGCCGGTAAACCGCGTGAAGCCCCGCCTCGACTGCGTTGTCAGCCAAGGCAAGGTCCAGCTCTAGCGAGCGATACTCGTTGATCAGCTTCTTGCCGTCGAATTGGCTAGACCCTGAAGACGCCGGGTCAATCGCGCCCGGAACCCATGAGCCCCGGCCCCGGATCGCGTCCGCGTGAACCTGCGGAGGGGCCTCGCTCATGTAGTGTTCGGAATAAAGATAGATGATGTCCTGGCTTTGATCCCAAGCCCCCCAAAGCGCAGCGGTGCGCTTCCAACCCACGTCCATGCCATAGGCCCGAGGCCAATGCGGTGGAAGGTCGAACGGATCGACTAGGTAAACATCCTCACTCACCGGGTAGATGACGCCAGAGCCTAGCGCCGGAATGCCCTTGGCCCGCGCGTCCCTTTGGTGAGGCGGGATGCTTTCCCAGAGGCTGGCCTTATCCTCTGCGGATAGGTGTGGAACGTCCGACCAGGTTATGCCGATGGCCCACTTCATGCGGCCCCGGCCAGTTCCGGCATGAACGAAAGCGCCACGTCAGTCAGGCCATTCAACGGCGTAAACGTGCAGATCACCATGCCGCGCGTGGTCATCGTCCGCAAAAGGCCCTCGGTGTAAACGGCTTCCGGAGGCTCCTCATCCATCCAAACGATGTCGCGTTCCGTTCCCTGCCACGCCTCGCGCCCTTGGTCGTAGGAACGGAATTGCAGGGTAGAGAAACCGCCCGACGTATGCTTGACCTTTACAAAATCCACATGGTCTCGGATACCCGGCGCCGGAACCGGCTTGCCCAGAACCTCGCGCGGGATCATGCCGGTCCCCCTGGCCTCCCGTGGCCCTAGTAGCTTGGCGACAAGAATATCCCGCGTCGTCGTCGCCGTGTCGCCACCCGCTAGGCAGTTGATGGGCCGATCCCATCGCCGGCCAAGCCACCAATCGGGATATAGACCCGTCAGGTGTAGCGTGACCTCGAAAGCCCCCAAGCCCTCGGTGTTGTGATGCACAATGCCGCCGGCAATGTAGTTGTGCAGCCCGTCAACCGTCAGGTCATAAACTGGTTTCGCGCCAACCGGAACGCATGATATAATGCGGTTTCCCGCAACCGATAGGACCGCCTCAAATGCCTGCAAAGACCAGCCCCGAGATTGTTGCCGAGGCTCGCCGCCTTGTGGAAGAAGAACAGATGACCCAGCGAAGCGTTGAGGCGCTTCTAGGGATTGGCCGAGGCGTCGTCGGTCGATGGGCGATACAACAGGGATGGAAGACCCAGAGAACCGGCCCACGGGCAGGAGCGGGCCATCCTGACTGGAAAGGAGGGCGCCTCCTTCTTGGGGGCTATTGGTATATCTATTCCCCTGACCATCCGAACCGCACGAAACAGCGCCGTGTTGCCGAGCATCGCCTTGTGATGGAGGCGAAGCTAGGCCGCTATCTCGAACGCTCAGAGGTCGTTCACCACCTCGACGGCAATCCCCAGAACAATCACCCTGACAATCTGGAGCTATTCCAGAGCAATGCCGATCACCTTCGGGCGGAATTGACTGGCAGGTGTCCAAACTGGACGCCGGAAGGTCAGGAGCGAATTGCTTTAGGAGTTCGGAAAGCCGCCGCCATCCATCGACACATAAAATCCGATGATGATCTGCGCATTCTAGGGATCGACCGTCAGCAAACGTAAGGCGGTAGCATTCATGCAGCCCGGCCTTTCTAAATGGCCGGGTTGCCATCGCCGCAACGCGCTTGTTGCCATCCCACGCCCAAACCAATCCAGGCCCGCGATCCATCAATTCCGAGACAGTCAACTCGCCATCAGGCGTTTCAATGCGACTGTCAATCGTGATGCATTTTCCGACTCTGTTCGCGGCCAGAGCCGCCCGCTCGTTGTATTTCACACCCGCCGCGAAAAACTCGATGTGCTTAGCGTATAGCTCCCGCCTAAGCGGCCCCTCGTCCGGGTAATAAGTCCAGAGCTTGCGCCCGGCCTGATAGGTGTCCTCATCAACCAGCAGCCGATAAAGGCGCTCCTCTTCCTCAGGAGACAGCACGGAGATGGCCGCCCCTTTTGGCTAGAAGCCGGTCAATCTCCGCTTGGCGTGCAGCGGGATCAATCGGGGTAACGTCCTTGACCTCGGCCTTGTCGATGATCAGGCCGTGCAGTTTGGCCCGGCCCATGACGGCTTGAGCGGCGGCGCCCATCTGGTTCGCTTCGAGGGCCTTTTTGCGGATGTCTTCGAGCTGGTCAGACAATTCCGCCGCCGTCACTTCGGCCCGCTCTGCCGAAGCTGCCTGCAATTCGCGAACGCGCGCGAGCACCTTAACCTGACTTGCCAGCCTCGACGCCGCACTTTCCAGCGGTTTGTATCCCGCGTTTTCGTAGGCCTTCATCTGGGGTTCCCCCCTAGCGAGGCCTTGAGCGTATAGCTCTTGCTTGCGGTTTTCGAGAACTGGCAAGTCAGGCCTCTTAGGTGTTCGTCATGGCCGCAGAAATGACCAGCTCGCCGGTTGGGAGAACCACGCCGAGGAAGCAGGATTCTGTGCCCGTATCGGTGTATGTCAGGTCCGCAGTGCCATCCGCCTCAGTGATGAGCGTAAACTGCTTTTTCGCCACGACAGTGAGCAGGGCGCCGTTGGTTCCAATGGCGATGCCGGTCGAGCCGCCGGTGGTCGCGAACGCATCGCCGTTGGCGTCAGCCAGGACCACGAGGGTCAGAACCGCGCGGGTGGCCATTGCAGCGCCAGAGCCGTCGCGCATGACGATGGTGATAGCGCGGACGTTCGTGCTTTCAGCGCCGACAGTGATAGTCGCAGCAGCCGGGACGGCATTGCCGCCGACGACGAGAGAGCCCGAGAGCGTGAGGCTGTCGAGGTTCGTGATACCCATGTTTTAGTCCTTTCCGACTAGTTGTCGTATCCAGCCCGGAAAAAACCGGATGATACGTCGTTTTCCTATTTACAAACCGACGTGACGGCGTATTGTCTCCTCATCGGGCCAGCGGGTCCGGCCTAACGGGAGATAGAGCAATGATCCAGATGACCGAAACCGCCGCCGGCCCGGCTTACGAAACCACCCACCGGGGCGTATCGTATTTTGTTAGCCGCCTTGCTGGCCGTTGGTGCGTCCTGTCAACGCGCTTTTCGGGCGCTGGCTTTGGTCAGGCCCGCTGGTTTGACAGCCTGGGCGAAGTCGAAGCCAACATTAAAGCCTTTCGCGGGCTGGCGGCATTGACGGCCTAACCGCCCCACCCATTCCCCCTAAAGCCCGGCGCCGGAAACGGTTGTCGGGCTAAGGCAGTAGAAACAGGAGGATTACCCGATGAACACCGCCGTCGCTCACTACTACCGCCAAATTCGCCGGGAAAGCCCGCATTACACGGCGCTTGCCGCTTACGACAGCGCCCGCCGTCATGTTGCTTTCCGCGCCAAATTGGCCGCCGAGGTCAAAGCCTACAAGAAGCGCAGCGCCGCAGCCAAGAAGGCGGCAAAGGCCAGAAAGGCCAAGGCTTAACCCCTCACTTAACAGCCCCGGATCCTGGGGCTGTTTTGTGGGTGATTAGGCCCTTGGAGGGAAGATCAATGATTAACGGTCCCATGTTTGGCCGCCAGATCAGAGTGCCGGGCTCTGGCGTTTTGCTTGTTGCTCATCCGCATGACGGAGACTACCAAATTGAAGACCAGAGCGGCCAAATTTTTGGCTGGATGCGCGGCGTAAAAGTTGGTTCGCGCAAGGCGTGGTCAATTACAACAACCTACAACGGCGAGTTTACCGGCCGCTATGTAGACATGGCACACGCGGCAAGCGGCATTCTGTCCAGACGAGCAAACGGCCAATGACCCCCGAACGTATCCGAACCGCCAGAACCGCCCTTGGCATCCGTTGGGGCCTTGGCCGCGACCTGCGCCGCGCAGAGCTTGGCCGCGCGCTTGGCTTTGGTCCTCTGGACCCTGGAAAGGCGATCAGAGCCTACGAGACGGGCTCTGCAAGTGTTCATCCGTGCGCCGCCGTGGCGCTTGACATGATGCTGGCCGGAGCCCTTCCGCCGTGTGGCCTGGATGGGCTGGGCAAATAGGGCGGCCTCATTATCGCTTCTGCGAACTAGCGGAACACACGCTAGCGGGCCTGGCCGGGCATCAACGGGAGGGAAGCGGCCCCGGCGTCTCTTTGGTCACGACTTGCCACCGTGGCGCCTTCGCACGAAGCGGGCGCCCGGTAATGCGAGGCTATCCGCCGAAAGCATGACCGCGCCGTGACGTTACCTGATTTGTCACGCCGGCGCAACGTCCCCGCGCGATAGGGTTACGCGGTGACCTTTGAGCCATCCCGTGGCCTGTAAATCCGCTTGCACCTCCTTAGGCCCTACCCGCGTAATGACCGCCAGCCGATCGGCAAACGCATTAGCAAGAATGCGAACCCTCTGCCCTACGCAATAGGTCTGGGCGCCCTGGTCCTTGGTTCCGTCAAAATTCCCGCGCGCCTCGGCGGATAGTGTTTCCTCGATCCATTCTGTGTCAATCCGCGCCAGATTGCGACCTTGGCGAAGCAGATTGACCAGCCCGTCTATAGGCGCGTCCACGTCTTGCCAGCCTTGCGGCAGGACAAAAAACACATAGCCCGGCAGGACAGCGGATAGCGCCCGCTCACGACCCCGCTTGGTCCGCTTCCAGCGGGTTTGACGGGGGAACCATGCTTCGCCCCCTATCCGCCGAAAATCCGCCGTAGCGGCCATTTCCCGGCCAGACACCACGCGGGCCACATGCCATGTCACCCGCTCAGATGTCATAGTTGATCCCCAACTGCGGCTTGTCCGGCCTCGACTTGGCCATGCCGTCGGCGATCCACTGCGAGGATTGTATCCAGCCGGCATCTATCAGAGCGCCCCAGAGGTATTCTAGGGCTCCCTCTGCAAGCCGTTCTGCGTCGATGCCGTCCAGGCCTTTGCCTTGCGCGATCAGCTCGCCGTCGATGACTTCCGCCAGGCGTTGAATGAGCAGTGTCATATCGTCAATCCCTCCCTGGTTTTGATTGCCCGCTCTTCGCCTTCAGCCGCTGATACAGGGGCTAGGCGTTTGATAGCGTCCATAGTTTCCAACAAATGCAGCAGCGCCTCGAATGCCCTTATGAGCAGTTCCCGCATAGCCTCCAAGTCATCCGGCTTGATAACCAGCAAATAGCGGCTCAGGGCGTCGGCATGGCCTACGGCAGTGGCGGATAGGTTGGCTATGGTTTGGGCTTTGGTCATCGCAGCAACCCCCAGACGATCAGGCCGAACATTGCCACCAGACAGGCGTTTATCGCAATGACCGCCCATTCAAGACGGGTCAGGCGCTTGTCGTCGTCGTCCAGTTGCTCGCAGTGCAGTTCAATCTCGTCGCTCAGTCGCTCTTGCCGGGTTTGCAGGGCGCGAAGGCGCACGCTGTCTAGTTGGTCGCTCATGCCTCACCTATTGCAGTCAGGTAAAGGTCAAGCATGGCCGCATCCTCCGCCCGCTTGGCCCGGTCCTGTTTGAGCAACCGAACCACCTTGCGGATGGTCCTTACGTCAAAGCCGTTGCCCTTGGCCTCGTGATAAACCTCCTTGATGTCAGTGGCGACGGCTTCCTTGTCAGTCTCCAGGCATTCAATGCGTTCGATGATGGCCTTCAGTTGGCCGTTGTTCACAACCTCGGTCATGCCATCACCACCGCAACCATGAACACCGTCAGGCAGGCCATCGCCGCAATGGAAAGCGCCACCACGCGCCAGTCTCGCGAGTTGTCCGCCCACATCGCCGCCTCGGCGTCATCCTCCAGGCAGTCGATCCGGTCCTCCATTTCGCACATCCAGTCGCTCAGGACGGAGGCTTCCAGAGGTTCAAAGTCCTCCTCCAAAAACCCGGCGTTGGCTTCTAACGCTTTGATCCTGGCGTTCAGCTTTTCGAAAACAGTCATGTCGATAACGCTCATTTTTCGTCTCCCGTTGATGATTAATCCCTATCGGTCAGGACATCCTGCCGATCGACACGCCTTGCTCCTGAAGGACGCGCCCAACTTCCCGGCCTAGCGTTGTTGCCGCCGTGTCTGTCTTGGCCAGCAACTGTCTCAATTCCTCATCCCATTTGCAATGGTCGAGATAGGCCGATGCAAAGCCTTCGCCCTTGGCCTGGACTACCGCCAATCGGACATCCTGCGGCCCCGTAAACGTCACAGCAGTCGGCCTAGTGGCCTCGGCCTCTATCCAGCCGAGGTGCTTTCCCTGTCGCAGCCAGACAGCCATGTCAGGCGCACCGCAGCCCCCGCAAATCTTTTCCACCTGCGGCGTAAACCGGCGGATGGCTCCGAGCAGCCCGGCCTTTTCGTCGTTTGGCATCTTGGCCCAGAGTTTCAGGCTCTCCGGCTTGGATGATCGGCCCTGCGTGTGGGGATAGGCTTTCCAGACCACCTCAAACCCTTCGGGATAGGTTCTTTTCGTCGCTCCCGGCGACAAAGAAGCGTTAGCTTCTATCTTTCTTCTCCCTCCTCCATCCTCCATCTGCGGAGACTTTTCGGACTTTTTCGGAACGGGCAAAGCTTTAACGGCTTCGGGTTCGGACTTTTTCGGAACCCGCTCGGCCTCATCTTCGTCAAGTTCGGTTATTTCGTAGCCCAGCGCCACAAACTTTCCGACTTCAGGCGTTATGGGAAACCACGCTTTCGGCTTCCTCGGTCTCTGATATTTGCAGAAATTGCGGACGGCGCCCAAAGAGCGACCCTCACCCGTAAACCGTTTGATGATCCCTGCGGATTCCAGCTCTTCCAAGAGCGCCACAAGGTCCACGTTATCAGCTGGAAAAATCCGCATCTTCAGTTGAAGCGGCTTCCATTCAAACACGCCGTTATCGTCAGCCTCAGTGCAAATTCCCTTGGCAAACCACCTGGCGGGAATTGAAACGCCTGCCCAAGCCTCGTCAGTGTAAATGCCGGGATGTATCGACCTAATGCGCGCCATTGAACAACTCCCCCGCAATATCGTCGCAATCGAGGGCGTCGTCCCAAAAATCGCGAGGGCTTGGCGTAATTCGGGCGCAATAGGTCATCGTCAAACAGTCAACGCCGTATTTGTGCAGGCTCAACAATTCATCCATGTAATCGCCATTCGGATCGTCTCCAAACCGCCCAATCAGTATGGCCGCAATCGGCTTTAGCTTTCTCAGAAGTGGCTCCGTAACGCGCCTATAACCCCTGTTTACCAAGGCGCGAATTTCTCGCTCACTTTCACTCAGAAGCCGCTTTGCGCCCTTGCCGATGTTGCAATCTACGCAAGCAGTGACGAGGTTTTCTTTCTGGTTTCCGCCGCCTTTTGAAACCGGCTCAATATGGTCGCAATGAAGCACCACGTCCGGCGCGACAGCTCCGCAATATTGACAGGTGAAACCGTCGCGCTGGAAAACTGCGAAGCGCACTTTAGGCGCAATCGGCTTGCGCTCATGGCGCCACTTGAAACCGTCACGCGGTTCGTCTATTATCTCAGTGTTCATCTGGCTCTCGCATAGCCGGTTGATAGGGCGGGGACCGATGCTGTCAACATCACCCCGCCCGCCCTTTATGCCACAGTTTCGGAATTATCAAAACAGTTGACGGCCTCTGCGTGCCGTCCACGCCAGCCAGGATCAAGGCCGGCTCGCTTTGCATGAGCCCGCCGCCCGTGAATAACCGTCGTGTGGTCCCGGTTAAACCATTCGCCGATCTGGGCGTTGGTATAACGCGGAGAGCCACTAGGTCTTATTTGCTCGGCCATCAGCCACATTGCCTCCTGGCGGGCTGCAACGATAGGCCTAAGCCGAGATTGGCCCTTCAAGTCCTTGACTGTCAGGTTGTGATTTTCTGCCACAAGCGCGCCAATCTGGTTCATAGTCTTGCACGCAATCAAAATTTCGCCCTTCCACAGGCTTAAAACTTTCATGGCCTCACCTCGACCACCCGGCCATTGCTGACCTCTCGATAAACAAACCCGCCCTGAGCCAGGCAGGCCTTGACGTGCAAATCATCGTAGCTTTTCACAATTGCATATTCGTCCTGCGGCTCTTTGGTTTCCGCCGGCGCCCTCACGCCTCGGATATTCAGGTCACGCCTAATGGCAGCAATCGTCGGGCCGATGGTGTTTTTGGCCACCTTGAACAGCTTGACAATCTGGACGTTGGTCAGGCCCGCTTTAACAGCTTTGGCCAGTGCGTCATAAGACGGCGGCTTGCGACGAAAAGCGTTCGGCTGTTTCATGCACTTGACGCGCTCGGAAACATACTCGTTTGAAAGCCCGATCAGCTCCGCCGTTTCCCGCTGGCCTTTGCCTGCGTTCATGTAGCGCCGGATCAGGCCATCGTAGCGGCCTTCCGGGCTTTCCACGCGGCCCTCGACCATATCCTTGATGAGGTTGTTCATGGCCTCCCTGGAGCCGCCCACCGCTTTGAAAATGACGTCCTTGCTTGTGCAGTCGGCGCGCATCTGAAGGATTAGCTTCTGTGTCTCGTTCATCGTGGTTCAACCTTCCCGTTGAATTTGCGTGTTTTGGTTTTGTCAAAGCCTCTGGACTGCATCCGAGAGGGCTTGCGGGTTACCGGATCGGCCTTGCGCTGCTGGCGCTTGACCTTGGCCCTTGCAGTGGCATCCGCAGGGGTTTTGTTGCAGCGGTGACAAGCCACGCAAAGGCATTGCCAGTTGCTAGGGTCATGGGCGCCACCCATCCAAAGGGTGATAATATGGTCTAACTCCCAGGTTCCGGTCAGCTTGGTCTGGCAGCGCTCGCAGCGGCCCCCGGCTTTCAAAAAAGCCTCGGCCCGCTGTTTTTGCGTGAAGGCCTTGCGAGGGGTTGGTTCGACCTTTTCCCTCATGCCGCGCCCGCCAACGACAGCAGCGACGGACCGGAAGACTGCGCTTCCATTTCCAGCAGGTTTTTAACGGCTTGGCGGTAATACGCGGGCTTCAGTTCGGTGCCGATGAAACGGCGTCCGGCCCGCATCGCTGCAAAGCCTTCAGAGCCCACGCCCATAAAAGGGCTAAAGCAAACATCGTTTGCGTTTGACCACAGACGCAGGCATCGGTCCGTCAGGTCCAATGGCATTGGGCAAAGGTGGCGCTCTGCCTCATCATCACGCGCAATCTGGGCATTGAGAACGTCGGTCTGGCGCGTATCCATCCAGACCGGCGAGGCCCATTGTTGCCAGATGTCCAGCGCCTCGGCATAGCGCGGATCAGAGCGCATCTTGGCATCCGTCAGCTTGAGCGGATCACACAATCCGTCATGGTTCGGAACGCGCCGATTCACAAACGCCGCCCCAGCACCCGCCCATTCAGGCCAGAGCCCAGGAACGTGATTGATCGGGTTTTCATCCATGCCTTCCGCCCACTTGCGGAACACTAGGATATATTCAGGCAGTCCTACGCGATTACGCCCGCTGTCTGTCCTGAAGTTCTTGTAAAGCAGCCCGTCCGGCTTGCTCTTTGTCATTTCCTTGACTGGGCAGCGCCAGATCGTCACCCGACTATGAAAGGCCCAGCCGGCCTCGATGTGCGACTGAATGCAGGCGCCGGTGAAGTCCCGCAGCCCGCGCGATCCGTCCTCGCTGGCGTTGGAATAATAAACCAAATCCTTGACGTGAACGCAGGACAGTCGCCCAGGCTTGGTGACGCGGTGAAGGTCCTTCAGGAGCACTTTATAGAACGCCTGAAATTCCTCATCCGAGCTGACATTGCCCATATCCCGCTCGCTCTCAGAGTAGATGTAGAGCGACGAAAACGGCGGGCTGTAGACGCTAATGTCGATCGAGCTGTCCGGCATCTCGGCCGTAAATTCCACGGTGTCCGCATTATAGGCTGCGAACCGCTCGCCGATGTGTTGATCCAATACTTCCATCACGCCGCTCCCAAAAATGCAGGAAGCGCCGCCAGCTTCGCCGGGCGATAAACCTGCAAGACTTCCGATGTTGAAATTGACCGCCGCATGGCCGCGCTCATTTCGCGCTTCATGCCCTCGTGGTCGCCGCTCTTGCGGTTGACGACTTGCCACACCGATTCCTCGGTATCGGCGCAAGCCACATGTACTTGAACCGATCGAACTTGGCCGAACCGATGGCAGCGCCGAACTGCCTGATAAAATGCCTCGTACGAAAACGAGAGGCCGACAAACGCCATGCGGGCGCAGTGCTGTAAATTCAGACCCTGGCCAGCGATCGACGGCTTGGTGATCAAAATGCGCGCCTGACCCGTCGCAAAGGCCGTTAGACGCTGCTCTTTGACTTCCGGGCTCATAGAGCCGCGAACCTCGATTGCCGCCGGTATGAGGTCCGTCAAAGCGTCCGCCTCATAGTCCGTGTCGCACCAGATCAGCCACGGCTCGCCGGGCTCATTGGCGACCAGGCCGGCGATGACTTCGGCCCTTGCCTCAATCGTCAGCCGCTTCTCACGATGGATGGATGTTGCCGAGGTGTCAGGCATCCGAAACAGCAGGGCTTGTCCGTCGCGCTCTTCGCCGGCGTTGATCGACCGATCCGCCGCGACGATGTGGCGCTTCATGATCAGGTCCGGCAGATCATAGCCGGCGTCGTCAAACCCCAGGTCGGAGGGCTTGGAAACGCACCGCGCCCAGCTCGCCACCCATTCCCAGAATGACGCCTTAGCCGGATGTTTGATCCGATAGCGGCCCATGTTTTTTTGATCAGCAATAAACCAGCGGGCCAGCATTTCGTTGGAGTTCATCACGCCAAGGAATTGGCAATGCTGGCCTAGTTCCATGTGGTCGTTTGGCGCCGGCGTTGCCGAACAACACAGGCGAAACGGCGTATCTCGAAACGCCTCCATAAGCGCCCGCGTGGTCGATCCCGTGAAGGATTTTAAAATGCTGCTTTCGTCGAGGATGACCCCGGAAAACAACGACGGATCGAACTTGCCCAGCCTGTCATAGTTGGTGATGTAGATGCGCGCTTCGCCAATCTGTTCCGGCTCGCGAATGGCCTTGGCGTCGATGCCGAACTTGACCGCCTCGCGCTCGTGTTGCGCGGCGACGGCGAGCGGCGCCAACATAAGCACAGGCCGACCTGTGCGCTCGACCACCACCCGGCCCCATTCCAGCGCGCACAGCGTCTTGCCGAGGCCCGTATCTAGGAAGAGCGCGGCGCATCCGGCTTTAAGCGCAAATTCCACCGAGTGCCGCTGATGGTCCTTTAGCGCCGAATTGAGCGGCGGAATGTCCTCCATGCCCCGAGGAACAAACGCAATCCGCTTGGCCTGGATCATCGCGCGGTATTGTTCAATCCCGCTCATCGTTTCAATTCCTCCCGTAACTGTTGATGCGTCAATTCAGCCATCCGCCGCCGATTGTCCGGGCGTCCGAACTGGCGAGGCAATAGGGCCACGCGCTCGCGTTGGATGCGGTTAATCTCTTCGCGGCGAATGATGTCGAGAAGGGGCAGCGTGGTCATGCCGCCACCGCCGAGGCTAGTTCTTTCAGCGAACACAAGCGCCGGCTTGAAATAGCCAACCACGCCTCCGCTGGGATGCTGTTGCGTCGATGCCAGAACCGCACGCGTTCGGCTGGCAGGGCCAGTTTCGCGGCAAACAATTGATAGCCGCCCGCCGCCTCGATGATGTCTCTATGGGTTCGCATGACCTCAACCTGCACATATGAAAGACGGTTGGTCAAGGGCAGATGGCACGGAATTTTCGCCATTGCGCCGTGTGAATTGCACTTGACCGGATGCGAATTAGCGCGTTCTATGGGTCATCGCAACGGGAGAAGCGCAATGAACCTTGAACACCTTTCCACCGCTCTGGACGCGGATACGCGGGCCAGGATTGCCCTGTCATCCGGCCTGACGTTTGACAACGTGACCGCCGCAATCCGCGCGGAGAACGTCCTGCTGGACCTCTGCGTCAAGGCCGGCATGTCCTACGATGAGACCGACAGCCGCGAATGGGCGTCGATCCGCGTGGCTCAATGGCTGTGTGCAGCATGAGCGGCACCGCGCACACCTCCATTGAATTGGAGCTGGAATGGTCCGGTTCCTACAGCGGCGCAGAGCCTGACGTTGGCTATGCGGGCGGATGGGAAGACGTGGTGCTGGAAGGCGCCAAGTTCGATATTACAGACTACAAGCTGAAGGACGGTCAGTTGGTTAAGACCACCCGCACCGTCAAGTTTGACCTGACCCCGGAACAAGTGGCCATGATTGAGGCCCTGTTTGCTGATGAAGCGGCGGAGCAAATGACGTCATGAGCGCGAATGTCTATCATTTTCCTGACGCTCCCCGGCTGGCTCTGGCCTGCCGGGATTGCGGCGAAACCCACTACAGCCCCAACGTCGAGGCTTTTGAGACGACAGGCCGGCTGGTCTGTGACGATTGTTTCGAGGCTGAGACAGACGACGATGATGCGGAGTGGTTTGCATGACCGAGGCTGACCTTTCACCCGAGGAAAAGGCGTTCGTGCGGCTGGTTCAGCAGTTCCCCGCCAAGCCACTTCCAATCGTCAAGGCCTTCATTGGCTTTATTGTCTACACCGCCGCCATTGCCATGCTGTGCGCTGGCCTGTGGCTGGCATTTTAAGGACATGACCATGCAATTCGACGGAGACAGAAGCGCCTTTGCGAAGGCGTTTATCACTGCCCAAGGCACGATAGAGGCCATCAAAAAGGATAACGAAAACGGCGGGTTCAAAGGCTCGAAATACGCCGACCTCGCAACGGTCGTGGCTGCGATTGTTCCGGCCATGAACAAGGCCGGGATTGCGGTTTTGCAGTCGCCTGCGTTCGATGGCGAAATGGTCACCATTACCACAACGCTGCTGCATGAGAGCGGCGCGACCGTCACGTCTGACCTGCGCCTGCGCCCTTCCAAAATTGATCCACAAGGAATTGGTTCGGCCATTACATACGGGCGGCGCTATTCGCTCCTGGCGGTTGCCGGGGTGGCGCCAGAAGACGACGACGGCAACGCCGCGTCAGGACCGCCCGCCAACAACCAGAAACCGGCCCCCAAGGCCCCAGAGGGTAGCCCCGCAGCCGTATCAGCCGCCAAGATGGCAATCGGCCTCTGTGATAGCCCGGAGGCTCTTGAAGGGTGGCTGACAGCCAATGGTGACGCCATCCGGCAGTATTGCGACAGCGACCGCGCACAGATCAGAGCGGCAGTCCAGGCGCACAAGATGGCGCTTGGTCAACGCAACGTCGCGCGGGAGATTTTCGAATGAGCGCCGCGATTGGACACAACAACCCGCCGCAAAGCCCTTTTGAAGCCGTCAAGGTCAACATCGAAGACCTGTATCTTGAGGCGCGGAATTGGCTGGACGGCGAGCCAATCACCAACCAGCTACAGGCCGACGCGCTTGAAAGCCTGCTGGACATGATCCGCCAGGCCGAAAAGGCCGCAGACAATGCGCGCAAAGAGGAGGCCCGCCCGTTTGACGAAGGCAAGGCCGAGGTGCAAGCGCGCTATGCCCCACTGATCAGCGACACGAAGGCCGTCAAGGGAATGACCGTCCGGGCTATTGAGGCTTGCAAGGCCGCTCTAGCCCCTTGGAGGCAGGAACAGGAACGCATCCGCCAGGAGGAGGCCCGCAAGGCCCGCGAGGAAGCCACTGCAAAGGCTGTGGAGGCCGCTGCACTATCCAGAGCCGCCGATGACCTTGTGGCCCGAGAGCGCGCCGAGCATGCCGTGAAGGAAGCGGAACAAGCCGCGAAGGCTGCGAGCAAGGCAGACAAGGCCGCGACCACGGGAACGGGCCTGCGGTCCTATTTCCGGCCCGAGCTGGTCGATGGGGTGGAGGCAGCCCGGCACTACTGGCAGACCAACCGCGAGGCTTGCGAGGCGTTTTTTCTGTCGCTGGCCACGACGGACGTGCAGAACGGCAAGCGCACCCTGCCGGGCTTTGTTGTCGTCGAGGAGCGCCGCGCGATATGAGCCGCCGCGCCTTCATCCTGCACAAGGGCACCCGCGCCCTGATCCGGCAATGGATCGACAATGCCCCAGACGGCCACCGGGTCGAGATTGCCGAGCCCGTCCGCTCCGACAGCCAAAACAGGATCATGTGGGTCTACCTGACCGCCCTGTCGGAGCAGGTCAAATGGCACGGCCAGACCCTCTCGCCGGAAGACTGGAAGGACCTCCTCACGGCAGGTCTCAAGCGAGAATTGCGGATGGTTCCTAACCTTGACGGCAACGGGTTTGTCAGCCTGGGCGCCAGAACGTCCACCATGACCAAGGCCGAGTTTTCCGACCTTCTCGAATTGATCCATGCCTTCGCCGCTCGCGAGGGGATCGCACTGGAACAGGAGCAAGCAGCATGACCCACCCATTACCCTTGGAGGATTAGGCCATATGACCATACCAGACATTGAAGGCCTGCCACGACGTGTCGCGGCCATCATCATCCGCGACGTGTTGCAGGAGGAGCCCGACGATCTGGTCGAGGGCTATCTGGACGAGATAATGCTCGCGGCCCACAGGATTATACAACTGCCAGCCTATCGGTTC